TCTTAGAAAATCCTACAAACACATACAACCAAAAAAGAAAGCACCATCTTTCATTACATGTTTATTTATGGCATCTTTGTATGTAGTTAACTTCTCTCTTAATATATCACACAGATCAAAACAATCTTTCCAAACCTCACCAGCAACTAATTCTGGTGTGACAGTATATAGATAATATAAGCCATCGTTAAAAAGAATTAAATCCATTCTCTCCAATCCTCTCCCATTACTTCATTAGCAATATTCATTTTTTTACGTAATGCTTTTACTATTTTTTCATCTACGGTTTTAGGGGCAATAAAATCAACATATGTTACTGATTTTTTCTGACCTATTCTATGGGCTCTATCTTCCGATTGTAATCTTTTCTCTAAATCATAACCATTAGAATAATAAATAACAGTATTTGCAGCAGTTAAAGTAATCCCATAACCACCTGTTTGTGGATTGCCTACGAAAAATCTTGCATTTGATTCTGGATCTTGGAATTTTACAATATTTTCTTGGCGTTTTTCGGAATCAATTGCACCATAGTATTCTACTATAACTTCATTTGGAAATTCCTTATTAACATGTTTTACAATTTCTTTAATATCGTGAACATAATTAGCCCAAATAATAACTTTACCTTCTACTTCTCCTAAAACATCTAACAATTCTCTCATTCTATTATTTTTAATATCGGTTATAGTGCCATCATCATTTTTTAAATGACCACAAGTTATCTGGTGCAATCGCATCATTTGTGTAAGTACGTGAGGCGCTGTAGCCATCTTACCTTTTAGTAGAGCGAGGGCCGCTGATTTCATACTAGCATAGGCATGTTTTTGTTCTTCAGTTAGTTCTACTTCTCTTTGAATCCATATTTTTTCTGGTAAATCAAGGCAGTTTTCTTTTAAAACTCTATAAGAAAAAGGAAGTAAAATTTGAGCTAATTCATCTAGTCTTTGATAACCATCTACAATCTGTACTCTACGACCACCAAAATTTCTATTTACCATTCTAGCAAATCTATTTCTAAAGGTATAAAAAGAAGCAAACCCTAGTAAATTTTCATCTAAAAATGCACATTGAGTATATAAATCTAAAGGAGACTTAGTTACAGGAGAACCTGTAAGTATTCTTCTGTACTCAGCTTGTTTTCCTAAGGTAACAATTGCTTTAGTTCTTTTTGCAGTGGGGTTTTTTATAGTAGTAGATTCATCTACAGCCATCATAGTTTTGTGAGTTCTTAAAAATTTAAGAGCAAACTCTAAACCTTTTTTAGAACTAAATGCTTCAACATTCATAACAAGAATGTGAAGATCATAGCCTGTTTCAAATAACGAATCATATTCTTGTTGTTTTGTTTTTGAAATTGCAGCTGTCCATAATACCATCTTAGGTTGTATGTGACTAGCTAAATGATTTGGAATTTCTTGAGAAAACCAATTTCTATAAACACCTTTTGGTGCTATAATTAATGCCCCATTTATTTTACCTTTGTCATAAAGCATAGATACATTGTCTACTAATACTTTAGATTTACCAGTACCCATTTCCATAAAATAAGCATAGTCTGTTTTATCCCATGATTTTTCTAACGCAGTAATTTGATGTGCGTAAGGTTTAGTTTTAAATTTATAGTTCATAATTATTTTCTTCTTTCTAGTTGACAATTATATAAACACTACTATATACACTGTCAAGAGAATAATAGAATTAAATAGAAAGTTAAAAAATGAAAAATAAGATATTTGAATTATATAAACCTAAATCTTTAGCAGAGTTTTTAGAATTTCATAAAAACAATCCAGAAGAAAATTTTGTTTATGTACTACAACATCCACCAGCTAATATAAATATATTAGGTGCATCCGACTTTGGATACTTAGTAATTTGTTTGCCTAATTATGGTCCAGATTCACAAATAGTATTCTCCTCAAGTCCTTTTGTTTTTAAAATGATGAAAAACTTAAGAGACTTTAGAGAACAAGATTACGTACTACTAACAGGAGATCCAGCAGTTATAGGAATTTCATGTGCAATAGTAAGTGATAACACAAACGGAAAATTTAATCTCTTGAAATGGGATCGACGAGAGGCTAAATACTATCCAATTAATTTCGATCTTTATCAGAAAGGATAAATATGAGTAACGATGTAACAAACATGATGCTACAAGATTCAAAAGATCTTTTAGATAATGTAGAGGTAAGTGAGATATCTGTTGAGTGTCAAAAATTAAAAACACTTGAAGATGAAATAGTAACAGCTGAAGAAAAAGTAAAAGAACTTAAACGAAAAGCAGATGATATTGGTTCTAGGGTAATACCAGAATTGTTGTCAGAACAAGGTTTAAGTGCAATTAAATTATCAGACGGATCTTCTGTATCTGTTAAAAAAGAATTTAGGTGCACTCTTCCCAAAGAAGAGGGGAAAAGAGATGCAGCCTATCAATGGCTTCGGGACAACAAGTTAGAAGATATTATTAAAAACAATGTCTTTGTAACTTTTGGTCGTGGAGAAGACGACAAGGCGGAGCAATTGCTTGGTCTTGCGGCTGACAATGGGTTTCAACCACAGCAAAAATCTGATGTGGCTTGGGCAACATTGACAGCCCTTTTCAAAGAGCGTGTCGAGGCCGGTCTCGACATGCCCTCTGATGTCTTTAATACATGGATTAAAGACAAAACTAAAATAACCCGGAAATAACTAATGGAGAATGAGTAATGAGTAATGAAGTAATAAAGAAAGATACTGGATCATTAGCCTTGTTTGGCGATGATGCAGCAAAAGGTTTTGAAAACATGACGCAAGAAGATATGGCGTTACCGTTTGTCAGAATCTTAGGACAACTATCACCACAGGTAACTGAGGGAGATGCGAAGTATATAAATGGTGCTAAACCAGGCATGGTTTATAATACTGTTACCAGCGAATTGTTCGAGGGTAAAAAAGGTATCAAGGTTATTCCTTGTTATTACAAAAAGGATTATCCAGAATGGTCGGATAGAGGGGACGGACCAGGTGCTCCTGTCGCAGTTCACCTACCGAACAGCCCGGTAATCCAAACAGGTAAGAGAGATGGATCTAAAATTAGATTACCTAACGGTAACTATTTAGAAGAGACAGCTTCTTATTATGTTTTGGTTGAAACAAAGACAGGTGGGATGACACCAGCGTTGATTACAATGAAGTCTACGCAACTTAACGTTAGTAAAAAATGGAATTCTATGATGAAAACCATACAAATTGCTGATGGTAAAGGTGGTTTTGCTATCCCTCCAATGCATGGGGTTGTGTATAACCTAGCATCTGTACTACAAAAGAACGATAAAGGTTCTTGGTATGGTTGGTCGGTAACACAAGACAGAATAATGGGACAAGCAGATAAATCTTTATACCTAACGGCTAAAGATTTTAATGCAAATGTTTCCAAAGGAAACGTGCAAACAAAAGCAGATGTAGAAGAGAAAGCTAAAGATAGTACACCGTACTAAATTTAACTTGGGGGATCGCAAGATCCCCCTTTACAAATACACAGAAAGTAATATATGGATAAGTTCAAACAAATTTTTAGTGGATTAACAATAGCGTATGGACAATACCAACCCGGTGACAGAGGAGAGAATGGAACTAAACAAAAAGGTAAAGCCTTTATTGTTCGTAAACATGTTATCGATGAACTCTGGACAGACCATCTTGAAGGAAGAGGACCCGCCCTTGGGATTATCCCTATCACAGAAAATAATGATTGTAGGTGGGGGTGCATTGATATTGACCAATATGACCTTGATCACATTAGCCTCATTAAAAGTATTCGGAGTTTTAAACTCCCTGTAATAGTCTGCCGATCTAAATCTGGTGGAGCACACGTCTTTTTATTTACCAAAGAAAATATTCCTGCATCATTGATGCAATCAAAATTAAAACAAATGTCCGTCATACTTGGTTATGAAGGTTCAGAAATATTTCCCAAACAAACAGAGATTTTAGTGGAACGTGGTGACACTGGAAATTTTTTAAACTTACCTTACCACAATCAAATGAAAGGACTACGTTATGCTATCAACGATATTGGCTCCGGCTGTACACTTGAGGAATTTTATCAGCTCTATGATGTTTACAGTAGGACTAAAAAAGAAGTCGAAGAAATTAAAATCGAAGAAAAAAAAATAGAAGAAGCATTTCCTTCTGGACCACCTTGTCTAAACAAGTTGGCATCAATTGGTTTTGGTGAGGGGTCTAGAAATAATGCATTATTTAATGTTGCTGTATATTACAAACAAGCAAATACAGATACATGGGAAGATGAAATTATAAAAGCTAACATGAAATACATGGAACCACCTTTAAGTAATAATGAGGTTCAACAATTAATTAAATCCGTAAATAGAAAAGGTTATGACAAATACAGATGTAAGGACGCACCTATTAATTCAGTATGTCAATCTGGTTTATGTAGAACTAAAAAGTTTGGTGTAGGTTTTGGAGAAGAAGAAATGCCACAGCTCGGTAGTTTAACTAAATATACATCCACACCTCCTCAATGGTTTTTGGATGTTGGAGATAAAAGAATAGAATTAAAATCAGAACAACTTTACAATGCAGGGATGTTTGCCTTGGCATGTTTAGACCAAGCAAATAAAATTGTTCCTGTACCTAAGGCACAAGATTGGAAACAACATTTTTTAAAACCAATGATGGGTAGTCTACAAGAAGTAGAGCCTTTAGAATCTTTAGATCCTATTAATGAATTAACAGGACTACTTCAAGATTGGACAACCAACAGACAGAGTGCAAGAACTATGGATGATATTTTTAATAAACTTCCATACACAGAAGAAGGATTTACTTATTTTAGAATGGAGGACTTTTTTAATTTTTGTAAAAAGAATCATTGGGAGATGGATAAAATTAAGACAGGAAATTTAATTAAAAGATTAGAAGATGTGTTTGTAGAAGAAACAAGAATAACAGTTAAGAAACAACAACCAAGGTTAATTAAGATTAAGACAATGAAAAAGACAGAAGCATCTTTATCTAAAATACCTTATCAACAAGATGATTTTTAATGTTAGTTAGAATGGATTTAATTACAATAACTTTATGGACAGCCTTATATATTTGGAGCACATTTCTATGAAAGATGATCAGCTAGATCTTTTTAAAAAACCACTTCAGTATATGCAGGTAGATAATAACACTGTAGATGTTGCAGATATTATTCCTAACCACACTATTGTTCCTAAAAGATATTATATTAAACCTATTGGAGGTAACCATCCGTTTGCATCTTACCATGAAAGATTAAATACAGGGGACTTTCCTTACATTGTAGATACTAATTATAAAAATTCAAAAATTAAAGTTCAACATGTAGTGATTAGAGATACTATTGAATACCCTTATGTAATGTTACAATCTTTAGATTTAAGAAATAATAGTTTAAAGAAAAAAAACATAAGTATTTGTATTCATAAATTAGTAGCTAGAGCTTTTTTAAGTCCAGGTCATTTAGATCCTTATGACTATGATATAACAGTTGTAAACCATAAGGATAAGAAACCATGGAACTATAGATTAAATAATTTAGAATTTGTAACAAGATCTGAAAATTCTAAAAGACCAAGAATAAGAACTAAAGAACAAATATTTAAAGTAGGACTAATGAAAGGGTTATTTTAATGCAGTATGATAGAGACGTGGGAGTTAATTGGCATTTAAGATTTAGATTAGAAATAAATCAATTAAAAGATAAATTAGAAAAGACACAATTTAAATTAAAAAGAACAGAAAGGAGGTTAAAGAAATATGAAAACAATAATATTAGGACCACCGGGAACGGGAAAGACAACAACATTGTTGAACTTAGTGGACGAGTTCATCCAACAGGGGATAAGACCTAAACAAATAGGTTATTTTTCTTTTACTAAAAGAGCAGCAACCGAAGCTGCAACTAGAGCTGCAGAGAAATTTGGTTTAGACATAGATAATGATCTAACTAATTTTAGAACTTTACATTCTTACGCTTTTAATCAGCTAGGGATGACAAAAGAAAAGATGATGAAGACAGAAGACTATAGAGAATTTGGCAATAAATGTGGCATACCTATTAAGACAGCTAGGTTTTCTAGTGATGATGGTACTTTTAATTCAGATAACGAATACCTTACTATTATAAATACTGCAGCAGTTAAACGTATGGACTTATTAGAGTACTATGATTCTAGAAAAAATATATTAGACATAGAAAGAAATACATTATTTTTATTATCAGAAGAATTATTAAGATTTAAAAAAGAAAAAAGATTAAAAGATTTTAATGATCTTCTAGAAGATTTTATAGCTAAAGATATTAATCCTTCTTTTGAAGTTTTATTTATTGATGAAGCACAAGACTTATCTTTAATACAATGGGACATGGTTAGAAAACTTTGGACTAATTCTAAGAAAACATATATTGCAGGAGATGATGACCAAGCTATATTTAAATGGGCTGGGGCAGATGTAGATCACTTCATAGCATTAAAAGAAGAAGTCAATGATATTAAAATATTAGATCAATCTTATCGTATACCTGGTGGACCTATACATGAACTATCACAAAACATAATAAACAAAGTACAGAATAGATTTCAAAAAGAATACAAACCTAGAGATGAAATAGGATTATTAAAAAGATATTCTGATATAACACAGGTAGATATGAGTGAGGGAAATTGGTTAGTACTATCCTCTGCAAACTATTTTTTAGATGATGTTAAAAATTTATGTGAACTACAAGGGTGGTATTATCAATATCGTGGACAAAATTCTATACCCTTAAAATTATTATTGGCTTTAAATAATTGGGAATCATGGCGTAAAAATGAATCGTTAAATCATTTAGAAATTAAAAATATTTATGAGTATCTTGGATCAAATGTATTAGTAGGCTTTCAAAAAGGAAAGACACTACATTCTGATTCTAAATATACATTAAAAGAATGTATAGATAGTCATGGGCTAATTACCGATAAAGTTTGGTATGATTCATTCGAGGGTCTCGATACGATGACCGAGAATTACATTCGTAACATGAGGGCGAATGGAGAAATGATAAATAAAAATCCTCGTATTAAAATGTCAACTATACATGGAGCGAAAGGAGGAGAAGCCGACAAAGTATTACTTATGCAAGACCTAACTAATGCAGCTTTAGAAACTTTTAGTTATGATCCAGATGAATTACATAGATTATTTTATACTGGTGCTACGAGAGCGAAGCGTGAATTGCATGTGTTAGATCCTAAAAACTTTGATAGGGCTTATATATTATGAAAACATATAAAAAATTAACAAAAAAAGGAATCATTAATAATAATGTTAAACTTGGTGAATTACAATCATTGTTTAAACAAGTAGGAGGATCTCATTATAAAAAAATGGTGATACAACCTGCTGAGTTCATCAATAAAAATAAGTTGCTTTTTGCAGAGGGCAACGCTATAAAATATATCTGTAGACACAATCACAAAGGAGGAGGAGAAGACGTGAAGAAAGCTATACACTATTTAGAAATGATATTAGAAAGGGATTACTCATGAGAAATACACAGATGCCATTGTTTGCACCTGAAACTGAATGGGTTGCACCACATGAACTAAAAGATTTATCAGGCTATAAAGAAGTTGCTATTGATTTAGAAACTTGTGATCCACATTTAATGACCCTTGGGTCAGGTAATGTTACAGGAAAAGGACACATTGCAGGCGTTGCCGTAGCCGTAGAGGGTTGGTCTGGCTATTATCCTATTGGACACGAAGGTGGTGGTAATATGGATAAAAAACTAGTGTTACAATGGGTTCAAGACTTAGTTAACCAAGAGAAAACTACATTTATATTTCACAACGCTATGTATGATGTTTGTTGGTTAAGATCTGCAGGTATAAAAATTAGAGGTAAGATTGTTGATACTATGATTGCAGCATCTTTAATTGATGAGAATAGAATGTCTTATGCATTAAATACTTTAGCTAAATTTTATGTAGGTATTGGTAAAGATGAGAAGGTACTACAAGAAGCAGCTAAAAGTTATTCGGTAAATGCTAAAGCAGAAATGTATAAACTACCTGCAATGTATGTAGGAGAATATGCCGAGAGAGATGCTGAAGCTACCTTAAAGTTATGGCAAAGATTAATTGTAGAATTACATAACCAAGAACTTATGGATGTATTTAACTTG